GTTATCATTGTTCAGTTGACCAAGTGACTACTAAAGCAAAAATCCCAAAGCACAACTGCAAAGAGTGGTACTTGGGATTCTCAAAGTCATCATTCATAGTGGAGTCCCAATAGTTAACACCTATTAGAATCCCTGCAAGGGGTGCTATGTCAATCGCAAAGTTCATTTTGAGTAGCAAGTTTATTTAGTTCTTGCTCCATAATATACAACTTTTCACGAGTTATTGACAGTTCTTCACGAGTTTTTTGTAAACGCTCGGTTAGTAAGGCATTCTGCTTGGTCAGTCCCCAATCCATTCCTTCCTCCTGTGAGCCTCGTAGCTTGTCCATAATCGTACAACATTGGTTGAAGAACTGCATATAGTCCCTATCAAACTTTAGGTTCATCTCGTGTCCTTTAGTTGCGTGTATGATAGTAGCGTGATTCTTCTTACATACTCGTGCGATCTCAAGTGTTGTGTACAAGTCTCTTGCTGCTACCATAAAGGCAAACCTTGCCATAACATTCCTACGCTCTCTGGAGGGTGAGATTCTATGGTGTCCTGTATAGTTATCGTACTCCTCTTGTAATTGTAATATCGTTGCTCTCATTTTAAGTGTTCGTTAAGGTTATCAAATCGTTCTTCGTAAGCGTTTATCTTTCTTGTTAGGTTTCGTATCGTTAGCTTCAGGTCAGCGTTCTTTGCTTCTGCCTCCCATACCATCTGCTGAACATCCTCTACCATACCTATGGAGGCATCTATAGCAGAGTAGATACTAATGAGGTCAATGAATATATCCATCTCATACTCATTGCTTGGGTCTTGAGGTTTAAGAGCATTGGCAATCTGCATCAAGTCTTGATTCTTTTGTCTTAACCATAAGAGGGCTATGCTCTTGCTACCGCCTCTTACCCATCCGTAATCTTCTTGTTTTAATTCATCCATATTAAAAAGGTAAATCGCTTTGTTTCTTTTCTTTCTTGGTGATTAGATTCTCACCGTGTATCTCAAAACCTACATTGTTAGGTACACTTCTCAATCTTACAGGCTCATCTAATGGTGTAGGTCTACCACCTGTCTCCACCTCTTTCACCTTGCGTATGTGTACTTGGTTGTACATCCATTCCGTAGGGTGTTGAATGTAACGATGTATCACTACAAAGTCATCAGCCCTGTTAACGAACTTACCACCGCCCTCAATATCCGCTGCGCTTGGTGGCATAGGGTGACCTGCGTACTCGTGTCCTGCGGAGTGCTTCATTCTTAAAGCATTAGTTACTGCGTGAGCATTAAGCCAGATACTTACATCGTGTTGCTTTGCCCAATTCCTAAAGTGGGTACTCACCTCATAGTCGTACTCGTGACCGCCAAGTGTTTTAAACATCTCTTTGTCCTTCGTTAACGAGTTGTAAGGATCAATCAAGAATCCATCAAAGCCTTCTTCGTGGTAGATGTCTGTAGCCTCCTCAATTAAATCCTTGTAGGTGTACATCTTCTTATCGGTGTCAATGATAACAAAATATCTTTGAACTAAATCAAGAGCCATCTGGAACTCATCTTCATCTATCTTATTTATGGGTTTACCCAAGAAGAACTCCGAGAGCTTCTTTGCGATAGATACAGGTGTGTTCTCGGAACTGAATACAAGCCACTTAATATCGTTGACTATGGTTTGCAATAACATTAGGTACAACATCACGGAGGTCTTACCAACATTTGCGTGTCCTAACACTACATTGAAATTACCTCGCTTGAAGCGGAGGTGGTCATCTAAATTCCATTGCCCGAACTTGAGACCTTCTTTAACTTTGCCCATTCGGACATCGTCAAGTTTACCGAACACATCGGCATAAGATATTTTTGACATAGTTGGTTTTAAGTTAAAAAGGGAGCGCAAGTGCGCCCCCCTAATATAGTTCTTTCTTTAGAATGGCAAACCATCCGCTACAGGTTGAGGTTCTTCTCTACCTTGAAAGTGTTGCTGATGAGTCGCTTGGGCTTGGGCTGCGCCCTTCTTCATAACCCAATCAGCAAAGAGTTGAGCATTCGCAATAACTACTTGCGGTGTTCCACCAATCTCGGCTGCTGCCTTGAGAGCCGTTTGGCGAATGATTGATTCGTCTTTAGAGGTATGTGTACCACTTGGAGCAGATGTGCCAGAGGGTGCTACATTTGCGTATTGTGGGTTAACAGGCTTGACCGTGTAGTAGGTCTTACCATTGTACTCTCTTGGGATGTAATCGTAAGTAGCCTCTTGTCCTACTGCAAACTTTGTTTGGTTCGGGTCTTTGGAGTTGTACTTACCATTATCTCCATTTTCAAATGTTACATAGAACCCATAAAGTGTTCCATACTGACCGTTGTACGGCTCTCCTGCGGACTTAATGTCCTTGACAATAGATGTTTTAGTCATCATATATAATTTAGTTAATGATTCAAAGTTAATAAAAATGTTTACTGCTCAAACATTGGATGTAGTTTTTCTGCTATCGCTTGTACTACATCAACAGTTACTGCGTTGCCACATTGCTTGTAGCGTTGGGTGTTGCTCATCTCCTTGATCTCTCCATCGTAAATACCTTTGGAGGTGTGGTTATCTGGAAATCCCTGTAGCCTCTCACACTCTATAGGAGTAAGCCTACGAATGCGGTAGTCTTGTATAGCTGCTTGATTGCAAGATGTCTCAAGTGTTTGAGCTTTAGCTTTCCCTACTCTTCCTCTACGAGTCTCGCTATTAGGATTGGATAGGTTTATGCTATCTCCTTCCGTAGCTTTCTCATATCCTGCTTTGGTAGCTGACTTTACTTTAATTACAGGTTGACCACTACCATCCTCTCTTGCTCGTGCAGGAATTGTAGGACAATCACCTCCTTTAACTTCCCTAAATCCTTGACCATCTTTATGAGTTCTCCAAGTACCTATTTTGAATTTTTCCGCAGACTGTTTATTTGTAATAAGGAATGACCCGTTTGAGTCTGCTGTGTATCTACAAGTAAGGGTTTTACTGACTTGTCGCTGTATTCCATCATTCGGTTGATTGTCTTCTCGGATAGGTAATACTCCTCCTTCATTTCCTCTGGCTTCTGCAAGATATCCGACAAGGTATATCCGCTCTCTATTTTGGGGTAAAAACCAACTTGTATTAAGCAGTTGCCACTCAAGTCTATAACCCCCAATGTTGGCAAAGGCTTGGATAATTGCCCAAAAGTCTGCGCCATTGTTTGAGGAGAATGTTCCTTTAACATTTTCCCAGATAAATACACGAGGTCTGCACTCGTGAATGAGTCTAATTGCTTCCGTGATAAGAGAACTTCTTTCTCCCCCCATCCCTTTTCTTTTTCCAGCCAATGAGAAATCTTGGCAAGGACTTCCGAAAGTGATGAGGTCAATTCTTGGGAGGTCTGCTCCCCGAACATCTGTAACTGATCCGACATAGGTGCTATCTTTAAATTGGTGTTGGTATACCGCTACTGCGTGTTTGTCTACTTCCGAGAAGTAACTGTTGACCTTAAACCCTGCTCTCTCAAATCCCAAATGGAATCCTCCAATACCAGAGAATAAGTCTAATTGGTTAATCTCTTTCATAACTTTAGTCTAACCTCAACTTCACAATAATTCTTTTCAACACTCTCGTCAAAAGTGATAGTGAGCCTGTGATAGTATTTAGGACTATCGTCTGCAATCCATCCGTTAGCAACGAGAGTATCAGCAGTAAATTTTGAGACAAGAACAAGATTGTCCACATCGGCACGAGTATTGTACCTAATATGGATAGACATACTCTCTGCAAAATGGTGGTCATAACGAGCCAATTCTGCTTCAACGATTTTTTTATATTCATCTTTTGTTTTTTTTCTAAATGTCCAATGCTTACCTGCGTAAAGTGCGTTAAGACTTATCGTCTTCGGTAGCTTGAGATTCAAGTTCAGCTCGTTCAATATCATAACCAATGTATTCTATTTCTTTGTTTATGTGATCTATGGCTTTAAACAAATCAGTTACCATAGGATTGTTTGGTTTCTTACCTGCTCGTAGCAAGTAGGCGATAGCTACACCAATGTTGTAAGAGTCACTTGCAAAGTCCATACATACATCAAAAGCCTCAATGCCTTTGTACTTACCTAAATAGTAACTTGGTGTCAACCTCTGGCTTGTGGTACTTGGAGAGGGCATTGCCGTTGAATCGTTTGAAGAGTCTTCTGTCATCGGGAAATCCGAAGTGTAGGTAGAAGTGGTCTTGTAAGGTTTGTTCGTTGATTTCATATTGTTCTGGGTATTCAGTTTGCTTAATTTTTACTACGGTCTTCATTGATCTTGTATGCTTTAAACATATCCATAACGGTTTCTGCATTTATGCCCTTACGAGCATAGTCTCTAATGATAAACATTTTTAGGTGGTTCATCTCTTTGGTGAGAGCTTCAACTCGTGCCTCGCACAAGTTCAAGTATTGGTCTTTAATATCCATAGTTGTTTTTGATTTGATACGAATGTACACAAATTTATTTACAACCAACATAGAGAGCAAAAAAAAAGAGGCGAATGCCTCTATATATAAATATATCTATATCTCTATATATATAATAAGAGACCTATAGGTCTCTATATATTACTATATATTATAACTACTATATATAATATCTCTATATATAATATATATATATATAAAAAAAGAAAGGTGGGATAACCCACCAAACTTAAACACTATATGTTATCAACGATTATTTAACATTACCTCTCTTGTCAAGTGATCTTACTGCGAAGTAACCTCCTACAACTGTTACACTTAACATATTCCATAGACTTATCCAAGCAGGGTCTACCTGTAGGTAGCCCAACCCATCAAAGAAAGTAGTAACTACCAGAAAGCTAATCACTACAATCAAGGTTAGTGGTCTTACATTCTTGCTTAACCAACTATCGCTTTTCATATCAGCTCTCCAACGAGAACTTATCTCGGACTCAATAGAAGCCTTTATAGCGGCTTTCTCCTCTGGAGTTGATACATACCTATCTACGACATTAGAAACGGCTTCTATCGTCTCCTGTGCGCTTTTTCCGAGTAGTTTTGTTATTAGTGGATTCATTACAATTCTTTTTACAGGTACATTCCTTTGGTTCAGTTACACAATACTTAACTGCTAAAGATTTACTCTTGGCGAGGTTACGAGCCACA